CATAATTTGTCTTTTTCCCGCTGTTATTTATTTTCTGTTCATGATGATTATTGCAAATCATTTTTGCAATCGGAAACCTAAGTGTTTCTTTGTCGATATTAAATGTCTTTTTTAAATGGTCTTCGAGTTTCTTTTTAGAGACCAGCATTGCTGCCACTTCATCGATTGAATCATAAGTAAGATTGTATTTGTTTTTAGCTCTGCATTTTGGAATCCATGTGAACAAATAATATTCAGTATCTGTATTTTTTGCAAACCATCCATTACGATAAATGCCTGCATCGTTATAGAACCCGAGTTCTAAACATTGCGTTGTCGGTGTTTGGTTGAGTCGATTAAGTTGGCATTTTTCATCGATTGAAATGACCCGGCCATTAAAAAGAGTCATTTTTGTATCTACGCCTCTAAATTGCTGGTTTTTGTCAGTGATGGTTTGAAATGACCGACCTGTCCGACTATAAAGGAAATCATTTAAGAATTGGTTAACTATACCCTCCCCTTTTATGTCGGCAGACCATTGACTCTGTATTTCAACCATTGGTGACAGTATGGGCTAATTCTTTAATGGCGTCCATTACTTCTTCGGTTACCGGTATCGAAAAGTTACTGCGCTTAATCATTCGGTCTCGGTCTTCGTAAGTGTGTGTGCAAATAGGAATCTTACATTCCCGGCATGAGTCATATAAATGGCTGGCTTTATTTTGACATTTATCACAAATAGGACAGGGGTTATACCGAGGACAAGTTTTGAATCGTCGTTCGCCACTGGCAAAGATATCTCTGTTCCGGCTGCCCAGTTTTTTATTGGCATCAAGTTTTCGTCTTAGTTTTTGTTCATCAAATTTAGGAACGCCTGTGATTGGGTCAACGCTGCTATCTGATTTTGCTGCTTCGTATAGTCCTTGAATAAAATTATTTGACATTATTAATCCTCCGTTAGTGTAGTGTTTTAGCTTTTACTACACTAACGAAATTCTTAGTGTAGTAAAAGCGTGTTTTGCCTCACTATCTTATCGGCATTGCTTTAAGATAGTCATGTCTTAATATTTCATAAAGCTTGTCGTCATAATGTTGATTATCGATTAAGACGGTATGTTCCCGGCGAACTCCAACGATTCTGCCGCCGCACTTGTGAACGATGCGGTCGTAGCTTTTCTCAATTGGATTACCAATAACAACATTAAACTCTACTTTGTTATGATTGAACTTACAAAAGATATCATCGATTACTTGAGCAAGGTCTTTTCCGAATGTTGCCTTGTTGTTTGTAAAGTTAATTGCACAGAATCCATCGATGACGTCGCTGGGCCTGCATACTTCGTAACAGATATAACCGATTAAGTTATCGTCACTATCAACCGAGACAAAATGTCGGCCATCCCAGTCACCGTCTGGAAGCTTAAATTCTGTTCGGTAATTCGAATAATGATAAAATTTATATTTATCATCATACCATGTTTCCACCATTGCTTCGGCTATCTGGTCTTCATAATTATTTGCTAACTTTAACATAGGCGCCTATAGCTTGAATAGGACGACTGTGTCCGCAACAAGTGTTTTATGAATATCGATAAGCCGTTGATTGCTAGACCCCATAAAATGCCGATTTGAGCTTTTTAGCTTAGTCACAAATTCACCATCTACAAGGACGTCTATCTCTTTAACGATTTCGAGCTGCTCGTCAGATAAATCTTCGTATTTGTAACCTGTCCACATCCAAATAGTTTTCTCCGGATAAGCCTTCCGGATGTCTTGAACCAAACTTAGCATTTCTTTTCCTTGTTGGAGAGGTTCCCCTCCCAGAATTGAATAGCCAACAATTTTCTTTTTATTACCAAGTTCTAAGAATCGTTCTTTTAAATTATTAGTAAGGGGACTTCCTCCATTGAAGTCCCACGTTTCTTTGTTAAAACAATCTTCACACTGTCGAGTGCAGCCTTGTACATAAATGCTGACTCTGATACCAGGGCCATTTGCGATATCCTCGCATCTGATTTTTGCTACGTTCATCATTACCCTCTTTTCTTAAATAACTAAATCTTTGTTATCAACATGAACTATTCTGTCTCCTATCTCTTCGGTTCTGCCGTCGTTCCAGAAATTATCTCCGATGTAGCCGCACGTTCTTCGGGCCACGTTCATAGTCTCGTGGTTTGTGTTGCCACAATTTGGACAATACCATTCGTTATGTTCGTCTAAAAGTATTTCACCACTGAATCCACACTCTTGGCAATAATCAAACTTGCCATTCATTTCAGCGTATTTAATATTTTCGTACATGTATTTAATAATATCGATAACCGCTGGGATGTTTCCGGATAAGTTACAGGTTTCGATATAAGAAATGAATCCTCCGGAAGAGATGCTCTGGAACTGAGATTCAAATTTTAATTTATCTTCAGCGCTGATATCTTCCTGAACATTAACATGATATGAATTCGTAACATAATCATGGTCAGTAATGCCTTCGATAATACCGAATCGTTTCTTTAAACACTTGGCCAGCTTAAATGTTGTTGACTCTAACGGTGTTCCATATAAAGCAAAACCGATATTGGTTTTTTCTTTCCAGATAGCACATTTCTTACCAAGTCGTTCCATGATTTCAAGAGCCAGCTTCTGGCCATTTTCACTCGTATGACTTTCTCCGATTAAAGAAAGGACGCACTCATAAAGTCCGGCATATCCAAGTGAGATACTCGAATACCCGCCATATAACAAGTCATTGAAATTATCTTTTTCGGTTCTTGCTAAAGCGCCATACTTCCAATGAATAGGAGACACGCCAACATCGGTATCTTTTAATCGCTCATGACGAATCATGAGAGCCTGATAACAAAGCTCTAAACGTTCTTCTAGGATGGCCCAGAACATTTCGATATCTTTTTCTGCTGATAACCCAACGTCTACGAGATTAAGAGTACAGACGCCTTGATTAAAACGACCATACCATTTGTATTTGTCGTTTTCGTCTTTGTATAATCCTAAGAAACTGCGACAGTTATGACTATAAATACCGCTAACATCAAAATGGTCAGACTCGGTTTCTACGTCATAGCTATAACTTTCAACATAAGTATTTTTAATCGAAATAACTCTTCCGTCCTTGATTGTTTTAGGTTTACTACTAGAAGGTAGTCCGTTATTAAAGGCAAAATTAGTAAGAGAACCTTTAATATTCAAGCATATCATTGATTCAAGTAATTCTTTCGAAGGGATGCAGCTGACTTTATATTTTGGAGTTTTAAAATTAGCCATCTCTTTTTCTTTAATCGAAGCAGGCATATCAAGTGACTGCATTAAAGCCATTATTTGCAAAGCCATTTCTTTGTTTGCTGTTTTAATGGTTACCTTGTTTTCGTTGTTATCCGTACAAAGACGACCGCTTGCATCAATAATACCGGCCAGCATTTCCACTCTTGTCTCTCTACTCATTGAGAAAACTTCATTTGGGATATGTCGGTCACTTCTTTTAACGCCTTCAAAAAGAGCAATTAAATCTTGTTGTAATTTTTCAGATTTAAACGTAATGACTTGACAATCGTCAATCTTTTTTGTGTCACAGTAAGTATCGTAATGATAATTAATAATAGCAATTAGTGAGGTATGTAGTCTGCCAACTCTAGGTAGTGAAACTGTTACGGTCTCTGATAAATTTGCTTTATGCAGCAACACACCATAGGCCCAGGCAAGGTCGCTATCCCAAGAATCAATAACGCCTTCTTCGACGTATTGCCCTTTGTTGATTGTGATGATATCGTCTATTTTTAAATCTCCAGCCAAAACTCGCCCTCTTGCTGTTGGGAAAGGATGGTCTTCTGTGCAGGTAACAAGTCTGCCGCCCGACAATTCAATCTTCATCCAATTGTTTTTATTTACATTTTTGATAATCTTTTCTGTTATAACAAAGTCATTTCTTCCGCTGTCATAAATGGTAACACCAGAAAGGTTCATAAATAGATTGGGATTATCGTTAGGATTTTCTTCTGAGAATTGATTTTCTATTTTGAAATCTAATCCTAAGCGATTCCACATGCGGATAAATGATTCGACATAAAGCTTGCCGCAATACTTATAAGTAATAATTTCGTTTTCTTCAACACATCCCATACACGGGAATACCTCACCATCATGTTCTTCACGCATTTTCTTGGCAGAAATAAAATCAGGTAACATCCGTTTTGACACGCACTCGGCAGCCAGTTCGGTTAAATAATAATAAGGAGAATCCGGATGGATATTGTTTTCATCTGTCACGTAAAGTAATTTAGGGAAGGCGGGAGTAATATAAACACCAGCTTCGTTTTTCATTCCAATGATGCGCTGGCGTAATGCTTCTTCGATAAGCATAGCTGTTTCAGTTTCGTATTCAGGGTTTTCGCTAATATGCATATAAATCGATAAAAATGGAGCTTGCGTTGCTCCAACTGACTATATCTTCCATAGTTATAATAACTATGGCCTTGCTTTTGGAATAGGTACTTATCTCCTATCCTACGCTGCTAAACTCATCACAGCTAGTCGATACATCTTCTTTATTATTGATATGATAGATTATCATACCAAATAGGTCTTTGAACTTATTCTTATGAAATGGTTTATACGGTATTCCTTTTGCTCCATCGGACATAATTTTCATAAAGCTTCTTCTGTCTGGATTATAATTATATTCTTCTTTTAAAAACATTCTTAATTCATCAACAGACTTAAATTCTTTATAAATATCATTGAGGATAAACGCACATGGTTTATAACTGACAGCTCTGTCTTTTACTTCTTGCGGCCTAGCTTTTATTTTTTCACCATGTTCTTTTCTTCTTTCTTCTGTCCAGTAAGCTTTTATTTTGATAGCTTGTTTGATTTTTTGCTCTGGATGGTCTTCATAGTATTGGCGAACTTTTTTCCCTATGTTTTCTCTTGATTCTTTAGACCGGCTACGCTTAGTATTAATTATTGTCATTTTATCTTTGAACTCTTGTTTTTGCTCTTCTGACATATAATACAGTGCGTTACCTCCAGTGCCACCTTCGGCTATGTTATAGCATAAGTCTCCATACATTTCTTTGCAGGATTTTACATAATACAGCTCTTTTTGGTTTAGTTCTTCAAGCGTATCAGCGGTGTCAATCATTGTATTTGAAAAATTAGTTTTTCCGTACTTCTTAATTGCTTGTTTAATGATTGTTCCGCTTCCGTAATAATTTTTATCATAATTGCTTTGTTCTTTTTTACCTATATAAATTCTTCCGTTGATTAAGTTTTTTGTTTCATATATATATCCAAACATAATATCACCTCTAAGATAATATATACGCTGAATTTTCAACCTAAGTAGCGAAAGTATTTATTTATAAAGTTTCGACACGGTATTACTATCTTGCCATTTCAGGCTCAAGCTTTCTTAGTCAGCTTATTCGTCTTTTTCTAAAGCCTCATTATTGGTTTTCTCTCAATGAGGAGTCTTATTTTGCTGATACCGTTAGCATATATAGATGATTCTATATACACACCCTATAAGTTAGGTTAACAAGGTTTTAAAACGGCCAAGCTTTACCACCAACCGTTACATGTTGAAAAAGTATTTATTTGGTACTGAATGGTCTGCATTCCGGCCCGGACTTCTTCTTTTAAATCTTCTGCTGCAAATATCTCTGCTGATATCTGGTCAAGTCCTCTATCAAGATATTTCGCAATTAGTTTATCATGACTGATTCTGACAAACGGTGCTAAATGAGCTAAACTAATTGTCTGGCCACCATATTGACCGTTAGCAACTTGCTGGACGATTTGAGTGGCAACTGTACAAGCTGTCTGTAAAGAACGAGGTTTCTCAATAAGCTTACGGTTGATAACCGTCCCGTTTTGCAGCATATCATCAAGATTAACAAGGCAGCAGTTTCCTGTAACAATTCCGCCATCAAGAGTGAATGAGTTAGTGACAGGCTCTTCTATGCACCATGCATCATATTTAGAATTATCAACTCTTTTAATATCTTTAACAATCCAATTTCGATTTGATGGTTGAGATTTTAAAAATCTAAAGTTATATAATTCGGCATCTTCTTTAAAGTTAGTGCTTCTTACTTTGAAGTTTTCACTTGCAATAAAGTATCCAGCAATAGACGAAATGTCTCTAATCATTTGAGCAAGGTCGGCATTAGCAGTAGAGATTCCATTTCGGTCTTTATTCCCATCAGCGGCATAGTATCCAAGAAACAAACTGATTAAATCATTTTTAGACATAAAGTTCCAAGCGTGACTGGATAAAAATTTCTGTTTAAAAGCATTGCCACTTTTGGTTAAAATAATATCTCCGTTACCAAATTGTTGAGAAGAAATTGCGTATCCTTCTTTAATGAACATATCAAGATATTGAGTTTTGTTATTACATAATCTAACCTGAACTCCTTCAGATGTTTTTTTACAATAATCCGTTCCATCTCCTAAAACAAAACCAAGACAAAATGCTTTTGGGTTTACGTTATCAAGATTTTGCGTTTCTTGTAGTAAAGAAAGTCGGTCTCCTTGTTTGAGGTTTGTTGTAACAGAACCATCTTTTAAAAACCAGCGATGGCCAGGAGTGCATTTGATTTTTTTATTAGTCCGGCCACTTGTTAAAGTAACGATTTGCATTTTTTGTTTTCCGTAATTTTTAACAATAGCTGGTCGCCATGTTCCGTTTTTGTCGATTACTTCTACTTGTTGATTGTCATGACAATCATTAAAAGCCTTAACTCCGTCACTTGTGACAAATCGCATATTCCCACCAAAACAGTTGTGAATTTTTTCGATAAAGTAATCTAAGTCATGCATATGAATAATACCTTCATCATGAGCATGTAAAATATTACTTGGAAGTAAAACCCGGCGACTGTAATCTTTTGAGTATTCCCCAGCGATTAAATCTCTTTGAGTCGAAGCAATGGTTGAGTTCTTATTTGAATTCTCATTGATGATGTCTTTATTTGAGCCGTCAACGATGCTTTCGATAACAGTATCTAATTCTGTTACGTCTCTCTTAAATTCCTGAACGGCTCGGTAAGCTTCGTAGGCTTTGGCGGTAATCTTTTGTTTTTTGGCAATCAACATTTCAAAAACCATTGTTTCGATTTCGGTAATATCAATTTGTTCTTTTCCGGAAGCAGTCACAGCTTTCTTAATATCCTCAGAAATTGTATATGCGATATTGGCTTTAACAATACCAGAGCCAAATTTCATTGCCTTTAATATTGCATTGTAAATCTTTTCTTCGTCAAACTCGGTTACTTCGCCATTTCTTTTAACAACCTTCATTGTCCTGTACCTGCTTTCCTGTGTCATTGGCTATACTGATGGACTGTGTTTTTCTTTTTTCTTGTTTATCTAATTCCATAACGGCCAATAAGCAATAATTAGCCATATCGACTAGGGTATCTCTCAGGCCTTCATAGCCAAAGTTTTCTTCACCATTTTTTGCCAGGTTAATAAATCGATGATACTTATGTCCAATTGATGTCGCTGCTGATAGAATGCCTACTTCTTCGTAAAGACGACTAAACGAATTACCGTAGGCATTGTTTTTAGTTACATAAAGATTTTCAATATAATTTAATAAGTTTTTGTGTGCATTTCGCTGCTCTTCTTTTGTTGGTTCTAAATTACTCATAACTTCCTCCTTGGGTTTAATAAACCCAGTTAATCTTTTCTCCGGTACTAAGTCCTTTGTTATCAAATCTGGCAATCATTTTCTCGACTTTGAATCTTACATCATCACCAATAAGTTTCTTGTCGCATTTGTCTAAGAAATCAGCCAGTGGCCAGCTTACTCCAACGGTTGCTTGTCTTTCGGCGTTAAACAAATAAAGTGTATAACATTGGGCCATCAGCTCTGTTTTAACATAAAACTTGGCGGTGTCTTCGGTTGCTGCAACAATTTCTTCAACATGCTTTTTAATAATGCCGTCGATTTGAGCTAAGCCTGCAAAGATTTTTGTATACCGGGGATTTGTTTTAGCCATTTCGGATAACTGGTTTAAGTTAATTCCTTGTAGCTTTTGAATCTTACTTTTTCGTTTACTCATTCTCGTTCCTCCTCTCTAATATTTTATCTACCGGTAAGTCTCTTGAGATACGATACATAATCGTAGACCGTGGTATCCCAGTTTCTTTTGACCAGTCGCTTATATTTAAGGTTTTATCTTTAAAAGTAAGATAAATAGCCGTTGGTGTTGGGTTATTCTTTTTGATTTCTTCAAGAGTCAAAGCTGCTTTTTCTTTCCGGAGACAGCCGCAGCTTTTAATATATTCATTAACAACCCCATATAATGGAAGTTCGGTAATTTCTCCACAACTGCATCTACATTCTACCCATTGTCCAGTATTCCATGTTCTGTATTTTTCAGTGTCAGGCTTGCCGATGTGTCTTAAGATTGTTAGTTCATTAAACGTCTTATTTATAATATCCTTGTCTTCCAAGTTGCCCTCCTTTATCCGAATATAATCTGGGAATATGTTTTCTGTACTTGAGGCGCACATTCTTTCATATAAGCCATTTCAGGATAAAACTCATAGAAGGCTCTGCCTTTGTATGTTCCGAATTTGTTTTTAGCAAAGTGAACTTCAAAGACCGGCTGCTTAAACGGTGAGCCACTCTTCATGTAGAAGATATCTGACGAGTCTCCTTTATAATGCACTTCATTATAAACAAGTAAGACCGCCTTGGCCTCGTATTTAATCTTTACAGACTCTCGTAAATCATCAAGCATTGGGCGTCGATTACCATTAAGCTTTTTAAGTTCTGCTGAACAAATCATAACAATATTATGTTTAATGGCCATGTCGGAACACCACTGAGCCAAGAAGTCAAATTTTGCTTTATCCTGTAATCCTGGCTGGGATGAAATATTTAAATCATGAAAGTTATCAATGCAGACCACTAATTGTTTATCGATACCTTGTGAATCAAACATGATTAGCTTTTCTTCGATTTCTTTCTCAATGTCTTCGACAAATGTACTGAACGTAGAATCATATGCTCGGTATTTTCCAACATGCGACCTTAAATTTAAAATAGCATTTTTGCGTCGAATCAACATTAATGGGTAATCAACATAATTAAGAGGTGTTTTAACAGCATTGATAATTAATTGGCCAGAGCAAGCTGCTACCCTGGCCAGTTTATCTGGCATCGCATCATCAAGGGATAAATCCATAACATAAACATTTTGATTGTTTTGGACAATCCCCCATGCCAGCTGTGTAAGAAAGGCGGTTTTCCCTAAGTTACTATCCCCGCCGATAATAATAAACCCGGGATATAATCCACCTTCAAAAGCTTTGTCCACATAGTCGAACCCAGTTTTAATGCCGACATTCTTAGTTTGCCATGCGTTCGTTTCAAATGAATCGAGTGTGTTCCACATGGCCAGCTCATAATCCTCTTGTGGTTTACAGGGATAATGAAAGTTTATCGTTTCTGGATTTGTGCTTCCTATTTGGATAGAGCAGCTTGAATCAGAGTAAGCAATGTCTTGGGCGGGAATAGCGGGGCCGTAAAAATTCGGTTCGTTGATGGTAATAGTCTGTTGGGTTTCTTGGTCATTAACTTTTATCTGATTGCTCATGCATAACGCTCCTTATGATTTATTTTATGCCAGTGCTGCCGAATCGTCCCTCGCCTCTTTCAGTATTAGATAAATCATTGACTTCGACAAAAGTTGGTCGTTCAACTTCCTGAAGAACCATTTGGGCAATCCGTTCGCCATCTTCGATAATAATGGTTTCGTTAGTATGGTTATGCATTGGAGCCATCCATTCACCACGATAGTCAGAATCAATCACGCCGACTTTGTTAGCTGGAGCAGCTCCTTTTTTGGTAGCTGTGCCACCACGAGCATACAACAAAGCAACATGGCCGGGAGCAAACTGGGTCGCAAACCCTAATGGGATGACCTTTGTTTCATGCGGCTTAATTTCTACTGCTGGGCAATCAATATCTTGCAGGCAAGCATATAAATCAGCTCCTGCTGCTTCGGTGCTTCCGAACATTGGAATCTTTGCGCTTGGCCGTAATCTCTTTACTTTAACTTCTAATAACATTTTTATTTACCTCTTTCTTTTTTGATAATTTACATTTATCTGAATCACATATGGATGTGAGCTTTAGTGTGCTGCAACCATAAGACTTTTGTCCCATGAAGATACTTCTTACAGTTCGTTTTAATTCCATCAGACCGGTTGGTGCAGAATTACTGGCATTCCATTCGGAGATGGTCTCAATGGTCTCGTCTAATGACTTGCCATAGTTTCGCCAAAAGCTGGCAAGACATGCAATTGTAATATTTCGCTGGCCCTCAATTGCGCCATTATCCAAAAGATACTGAATACATGGGGGAATAATTGTCAGCTTGGCATTAAATCGTTTATCTTTCTTGGCTTCGTTATTCATAATTTGAAACTCAATAATACATTTCTCAAAGGCTTGTCTGGCAATATTGTTTGTTTCGACAACCGGTTCGACCTTGATATCTCTGGGACTCTTAGCTAAGTCCCTAATCTCGGCCTCTGATAAAGTTCGAAGTTCTGTAGCTGTAATCGGAACTTTATATAATCCACTCTTTTCATGAATCGTGTTTGGAATCCGGAACATCCGCTTGTTGTCATAAATTTGCGTATCAATTGTTTTGTTTTTGCTAAACGTATTAATTGATATAGCGATATTTCTAAAGACACCATTCAGTGATATCATTGGTTTGACTCCAAGGATTTCAGCAGGAACAACAATATGAACACCCTTGTTCCCACTGAAGTAAATCTTTACCTGATTATCATTGATGTGATAGATGATTTTTAAATAGCTCAAGGCTGTAATCGCATCAGCTTTAACATTCTCATAGCAGCTGATATCATCAAAGTCTAAATATAAATCGCCGTATAAGCTGGCATTTTGAATTTCAACATCTCCGATTTGTTTAGCGCTTTCGATTTCTACATCTTTGTAACGATAAACCGTATGGAAAACACTGTGCGAATTACGTTTTTTAATAAAATTATTAATCGTTTTAACTGGTACATAGTCCCCACGACTAAATCCTTTTCCTTTGGCTGTCTTAAAGCCATAGCCCACCTCAACCAAATAATACTCGTTTTCGTAAGACATACTTATCGCCTCCTGAGTATTTACAACTGTCTCTGATTTGTTCTAAGAAAACTGTTGCGGTATAGTTATAACCTTCGAAATCATTCATTGAAAATATCTTTTTGTCAGACTGGAACATCCGGGCTGCTGCTTCTATCATAAATAGAACTTTATCAATGGCATATTTATCTATCATGTATTTAAGTACCCCGGCCATTCTCTTGGCGTTATATTCTTTTACGTCCGTCATACCTTTAGAATAAAAGTATGTTAATAAATCTTGCATTGTATAACTGGCGACCGGTTCTAGGTAGTATTCTACCTCGCTGCTAGTTATGGTTCCACTATCTACGTCATGATTAACAACAGGTAAGTCGTTTATTAGTTTTAATTCTTTGTGATAATAAACAACACCCGGCCTTATTAAGTTAAGTTGGATTACTTTATTGTATTTGGCAAAAGAAAATGGGGAACCGTTGTGGAATGTATTAACAATATCTTTCATAATATCCTGATACGTATGGCCATTTCCAAGAGCGGAGGCTAGATTATTAAGTAATGCAGCCTGTTTGTCTTTTCCAATCATTTCTTTTTCGATTAGCATCATGTATGTAGCGGCCAAATCATAGATAGAACCTTTTTTAACTAGCAGTCCATTTTTCCCAAGCTATCAACCCATGTTAAGAAAGCGTTGACATTTGAGGGAGTAATATCGCCTTTTGATTTTAACCCCTTGTCCCATGTCTTGACATAGTTAGCAAACATATCATCGTTTAAGATATCGAAGTCAGCTTTGAATTGATTCAATTTATCAACTTGGGATTGAGAGAAACCTTTATATCGAGGCTGTGGGTCATCTGGCCCGTATACGCCATCGACAGGTGGTGCTGCTGAAGTATTAGTCTGAGTCGTAGGTATTGATTCTTGAGTTTTTAATTGAGGGGGATGAGTAGCTGGCACTTGAGCTGTTTCAGGATTAATGGTATTTTGAGATACTTCCGGGATGCCTACTTCTGAAGAAGAATTAATTGGCTGAGTATCGGAGTTAACTGGATTAAGTGAAGCGGTGTGACTAAGTGACGCCATAATTTGTTCGGCTGTCATATTTTGAGCTTTCGCCATTTCTGATTCTAGTAACGGTGAAACCGATTGGTAAGGTTGCATTGTGCCCATGAGTCGGAAACAAGCATTGTCAATTGCTCTTTCGTGATTATCTAAGTAATCTTTGAGCTTACACATTGCTCGCCCCGTAAGCACTCTGCCGGGAAGATACACTGTAACTGTGGTGGAAACGGATTGGCCATCGGCATAAAATCTTTCATCGGTTAATTCCCATGTCCAATTTTTATCGAAAGTCTCGTCGAGAATATCAATAATATTTTTGTCTTGTACGTTTGGAATTATTTTTACTGTGTTTTCTTGCTGCATATAATATCTGCATAGCTCTGGATTGTTCATTTTTAATGCTCCTTTCGTTTGTAAACCTCGCCCGTTAATATTACAACTTAATTTCCTAGATGTCAATACTGAAAATAAAGAAAGACCAGAATATTTTCCGGTCTAACTTTATAATATTTCATGAGGGGTAAAATGAAAAAGATGGATTTTACTTCTTTATTGTATATCAATATCTAGTAAAATACAATTGACATTTTACATTATTTTGTACTTTATTTTACAGGCATATATATTAGGGGTAGTTTGATTCCCCTCAATTGTAAACCGTATCATCATCTTGTGTCCTTCGAGAATAAAAGGGCAGGTTGATGGAATTTTATGAATATTGCCAGTCGTGTCGTAATAGTAATACTCTTTTGATACGCCAAAGTTTGTATCATCTGAGTTATTTGCATTATTAAACAAAACTTCAGCATCGTAAACTTTAATGTTCTTGCTAGTTTCTTGAAATGAATACACCATATCAAAAACAGAATGGTCTCTGGTATACGTATTATAAATAATATCGATATCCCGGAGGCCCAAGTACCAGATACGTCGATTGTTTTCGGCATCAAACTCATAATTCCGCTGCCGCATTTTAATCTTAATCTGATTGGTTTGCAGATTCTGAAAGTTGAACTTTAAATCTCCAGCATTGTCGATTGACCAATACGTATATGTATTGCCAAAGATATCATTGGCTTCTTTCTCGGTACAGCCATGATGTTTCTGGAAACCGGGAATGGTTTGCCATGCGCCGTTAGACTTATATTTGATATCCATGATGTCCACATATCCAACCGGGAATGTCTTGATAATAATTTCATTCATGAGCCGGGTCGTAATAATATCTTCCGGAAGACCGATAATTATTTCATTTTCGATTTCTTCGACCGTTGGAGCGGTTACTACTTTTCGAAACCAGATATTAGCACTGCTGCCGTCAAAGGCATTATTGATATCACTATCTTCGATAGAATAAATACTGCCACCAACCCGAAAAGAATCCGGGCCGATATAGGCTTGCAAGCTTGGCGGAACTAAAGTCTCGTCATAGGTCTCGTCATAAAGACGGGTCTTGCTGATACTGTTAGCAATGTGTGCTGTAATATCATTTGTATTTTGGTCAATTAGACAACCATAAGCGTCATCCATTGTCGTTGCGTTGTAAGCGTATTGGGTCTTGTATCTAAAGTCATCATCAACACTGATTAAGTTATTATAAGACTCGGTCAGTTGGTCAAGCTTGGCCAGCGCTGCATCCAAACGTTTAGCATAACAGGTTGATTCGATATTATTGGCCAGATTCATTTCATAGATTGTCTTTTGTAAAGCATTGGCCTTGTTAAATAAATCAAGAATATCCCCAAAGGACTCTTGTTGCATTAGGTTAAGTTCATGACTATTCATTGGCGCTCGGTATTTAAATTCCCGTTCTTGAATAGCTGGTATGTTCTTAACGAATAAATTACTATTACTGTTCATTATCCCACATCCTATTCTGTTTTGTATTTCCCGTTGGTAAACCGCTGGTCGTATGTCCATGCCCCTGACTCTATCTCTAAAGTCGTGACGCTGTTAATTGTTTTTGCTTTAACTGAACTATTACCATTAATTCTTTCGACTACTTGATTATAGTTACCCTCTATTTGGGCGAAGAGCCCATACAGGTTCCGGATATTTTTATTAATTAAATAGTTCACCTTGTCATGTTTAAACGCTTCTGCGGGGCCACGATAGCGATTGTTTACTCTCGTTGCCTCCGGGTAGTTGTTATCTAAGTAAATAGCATTATATCCAGTTTCTGACGTTGAGTCTTTATCGATACCGGTAACTGAAATAGTCGTTTGAACCGTTGTTTCTTTTTCTTGGTACGATACGACAAATTCATTAATACCAACGTGATTAATAACATTGCTGTTAATTCTAAAGTTTTTGATTAGTACAATCGAGCCGTTGGAATAATGCGCTTTACAAATGACTCGCTCGATGCTATAAGGGCTGCCGACATAAACAGACGGCCCAACATAACTGGCTTCGATAAAGTTTAATCTTACTTCTGGTTTTATGCCGATAACAATCATATTTGTAGAGACCTTACCGGCTTTACCAGTATATTCAACTAGGATATAATTAACACCTTCATGGTCGATATTCGTAGGGGCAAACGTACAGAGATTGGCCGGAATATTTTCATAATAGGTATTAATATCATCCGAGGATTTGTAATAGATTTTAATATTGCAATAAGTAATATCGAAATCATGATTAATCTCGACATTAGGCCCATTATAATAAGCAATAAGCCGAGAGGAAGAGACAGTGAAAAGACTCACAATAACGGTCGCATAAAAACCCTCATAATAGATAGCGATTGCTCCTGAATTAGTTTCACTCACAATATTCCCGTTAGGGAATGTGAAATCTGTAACTGTGGCACTTGAGCCGTCCGAGTATTCGGCAACCACAATAAAGTATTTTCTTAAGGCTTCTTGAGTGTAAGAAACATCCGGGCCATCATAGTATGCTTTAATCCCGGTTAACTTTTTAATCCCTTCGACGATAATCGAAGTCTTAAACATAACAAACTGAGGGGTTGTATAACTAATGACAAAGACATTACTTTTTGTCTGAGTAACAATTTTGTTAGCTGGCTCAATCGTATACCCTTGAAGAATAGCTACTCGATTTCCGTCTGAGTAAATTGCATAAAGTTGAAGAAACTTTGTATCAAACGGGTCTCCTACGGCAACCGGGCCACCAACATAATTAGCAACAACCGTAATGATTTCAGGTGTAGCAAACGAATCGACTAGAATAATTGAGTAATGGTCATAGGTTGTCTTGGTTGAATCACAGTGAAAGATAACACAGCTGCGGTCGACTACAAATGGCTCATAATAATAAATGCCACTGTTGCCTGCATCTTGCATATCGATGCTCTTATCAAATAAGCTTATCTTATTAATTAAGGCCGAATAGTTGCTGTCAATATCCAGGATGGTTGAATAGCCAAATTCAGAAATCGGAACGACTCGATAAATTGAGCCGTTGACTAAACTGGTTGGATTAATGATTTTGACTTCAGGAGTTCCATAAAAGACTTTTGTTGTGTCGGGTAATTGATTAAATGCTCCGTATTCTTTTTTCAAATCAAGAATCGGCATTCCTTCAACTCGACACCAACTGAATGTATATACGCCCATCTCTTACCTACCTTCCTGTAATCCTGAAGTTAATTAACTCCGGTGATACATTTTTATCATTCGAAGTTAATATCGCCATGATTCGAAACTTAATATGATTATCTTTGAAATAATTGACCATATCTTCTCGAAGACAATAGTAGCTAATAAAATAACCCATGTCATCCAATTCAGATTTAATCATTTCGTCCGGGTCGCATTTAACATAGATATAGCCATCTTTAATCGTATAATATAAATAATTCTCGCCTATCATTTTGTCCAAGATGGTATTGCTGGTGTATCGCATTGGTACAAACCCAAAGACATCGTTCGTCAGGTCTTTAAAGTTTAAGTTATGATACAATCGATTGGTTCCGACATTAGCACTTGGGCAATGCAATACTATTTGAATCTTATTTACACCTTTACGTAAGGCAAACGAAAACGAGCTGTTATCCATTGCGGTAATCTCATAACCGTTTAGAAAGATACGCATTTCTGCATTCGCAACATCAGTCTTATGAGTGGTATCAGTGATTCTAATAAACTTATTAAACAGGTTCGCCGATTCTTCTAATGAAACAAACTGGGTCATAATATATAAGACATTGGTATCAATGCCGAACCCGGAATAGTTATCACAGTCCATGAATTTTTGTGTCATATTGCATTTGCTAATATAATCACTTAAGTCCATTGAAGTTAGCGAGAAACCATCTGCATTAGAATCTCCAGTTTTACGGTTGTACTTTTTGACAGACCACATATTATAAGCCGGGGTGACCTTGATACTATTAGTATTAACATTAAGCGGCAGCTTATAAAGTCGGTATAGATTTAAAACCTCTCCTCGCTGGCCGAAGTCTCGGACATGAGCGTTTAAAATCTTATGTCGTTTTTCAAACATAAATAACTTATGGTCTTGATGATTAGGAATTGCATCCCAACCGATTTTATCTTTTTCGTTATCAAAGCCAATAAAATAATCGATTCTCGTATTGTTAAAAATCATATCGGTAGCGTCGAGTTTTATTGTGCTGGTTAAATCATCAAAGTCAATAACCTTAGATACGAACACTGACTTTTGTTCGAAGCGTTCATTAGCAATCGACAAATTCTTTAAAATAAAATAATACTCATAAAAGACAGCGTTAGATTTGTCGGTCGTCATACCGTCTGGCTCTGGTTTGTAACAGACAAGTCTTAGATATCTGGCCGTTTTTGCGTTAAAGTTCCATTCGATGTAGTCCCGGCTTGACATATCATAAACCGAAACAAAGTTTTCTCCATCTTCAGATAAAGACAATTCACACAACATAGAACGGGTCGACATGTAATCAAACGAAACCATGTTAAATTCAGTGAGCTGACCTAAGTCAATGTCAAATGCTATTTTCTTTTCTTTGTCGTTCGTAGACTTGCAAGAGAGCATATAAATGTCACTGATTGTATCGGTCAAGATTTTTGAAAGACTGCCTTGGGTCTCATATGAATCAAATGAATTAAGCCCGGTAACTGTAACGGTTGCGTCTGTCATTGGAATTTTATTTATCTTGTTACTGGTCTTTTCGGTATATAACTTCTTCTGGAGTAAATCCACAAAAGCTGTTGTGTACGGAATATTTCGTTTAGCATTTCCATAAAACTCAATCGAGTACATGTCGTCAAACACTTGAACGTATTGCTTAACCCGGCTGGTAGACTTTAAGGCCTCGTTGATATTTTCAACCCGAAGCGACAACTTAGTAATAGCGTTCCGGACTTTGTTTTTCTCGGTGTCGTAATACTCTTGCATGGCTACGGCTTTATTATTTGTCTCGATATTGGCCTGATAAATAGTATTAATATCTTCGTCAAACGTTGAAAAGTTATGATTGTAACCTAGCTTATTTGATTCTTCGTATGCGATTTGCTTAACTGGAGCGTAATATGGCATCCCCAGTATATGATTATCAAAATGTTCAGTGAGCAACTTATTGAGTTCATAGTTATTGGGTTCAATGCCTTTTTTTAAAAGCATCTGGACAAATTCTTCAGTCTTTCTTTTTCTTTGAATCGAACTAATACTCAATGGTCTCACCTCCTGTTGTAAGTTTTAATTTATACTCATAGACGATAGGGGTTGCATATTCTTTATTGTCAATGTCTTCTGGTCTATTCATTTCTATTTTGATTTGAATGCCTCGGGCCTCTCCAACAATGCTTAAGTTCTTACTTTTCTTTGCTTCACTATTATTCGTTAATAAATTTTCGATAGAATCATTATTGACATAATATTTATAAATGCCGGCATAAGCTCGATGAATCGGATATATCTTGTGCCATGTGATTCCACCATTTAGACTAATAAAATAACGAATAATTTCAGCGTCATCGCCCGGGATATATTCTTTTGACTCTAAGCAAATACTTGTAATGACATCATCAGTTGTGAACAGTTTGCTGACGTACTCGCCTTTTTCTAAAAAAGTATAAGACGACATCGTAATGCCTCGAATGCCAATCATGTATCGATAAGCGTTAATAATTTCTTGGTTTGCTTTTTGTGATATTGTACTCTCCGGAAGCGAGAACAGCTTGTCTTTAATGTATTCAGGTGTCGACATTTCAGTTGTTGTATCCGGATAGTTAATCCATTGTGTTGTTGGGTCATATTTACAGCCTAACAGACTCACAGATGGACTTTTCCCTTTGATGCGAGCAAACATGTCAGAGTAATCAAAATCCTGAAATATGGACATGCTAGAGGTATCGGCAGCCGTATAATAGAAATGCCCAATCTTTGTAGAATATTTCGAAGGTTGTGCAAATGTAAATTCAATGCGATTAATGCTTTGGGGAGGAAATGGAAATACCAAGATATCGTCAAACGGTTTGTTGACAGCAACCTGATATACGTTATTTGAACTCGTAATGACTTCGCATTTCTCTAAAAAACAATTCTTAACGCCTTTGATTTCAGAAAGATACGGCATAACGGTAACCCAAGAGCAAATCGAACTGGATGGCAGATAGGCGATTAGCTTTAATCTTAATATTTCGTCGTTGTTTACCCAGCTGACGCCTTCATCGTATTCGAATCCATAAGAGTTGCAAGCTTTTCTCGTTTCATCAGTGATAGAAAATAGTTCGAATTCAAACCATGTGTCTTTGTTATTATCGATTATTGCTTCGGTATCGAAATGCAGACCGTCTTGGCCAATAAAATGCAATTCGTTATTTAGTGTGTCAACGCAATGGGTATTCCCAGGGAATCCGTTGCTTACTTCTTTATCTATTTCAATTTTAGATATTAAAGTATCGCTGCTCATGCTTCGCTTGAGTGTCAAAATACCATCTAGTGTATTGATGTGACAACTTTCGCTAGAGCTTTCATTACCAGCCATTTCTAAATCACTAAATAATTCTGTAAAGATAACCGTCCCAATAGGCTGATTTTTAGCAATGCTTTCACTGATTGCTGAAATCTTTTTAGTAATATAAGCAAGTTCATTTGTCATCATTAGGCGACTTAGGTCTGCATCGGTAAAAGACTGTGAGACTAATTTATTCAAAGTCTCACAGTCTTTAATAATGTACTCCATGTCACTAAATGATTCTGAAATCATTGCATTGTACTCGTCAGACATTGGGGTGCTGATGGCTGGCCGGTATTTAAACGTCGGATTTGTTAGCGATGTATAAAACTGGGCCAGCATATTTTTAATTCGATAATAATATTCTGTTTCTGTTCTGATGTTACCATTGTCATAATCGTAACGGATTTGACTTAGTAAAGAAGAAAGCTTGTTATCAATCGTAGAACTTTTGTCAGTATATTGTAACAAGTTTCCCATGTGAATCTCCTTTGTTTTATAATTTAAATAATAGCAGTTGGTACATTGTTAATAAAATCCATGATTTTACCTTGCATAAAGATAGCGATATTACGCATACTCATTTGTGCGACATTTTCATTAAAGCTTGTTTGGCTAACCGGTATCTCGGTAATTGACTCAAAAGCTCTTTCTCCAATTTCTTCGACCGTTAGTCCGGTTTTCATACCTTCGACGATAGGGCCGGATGGAAACATACAGCTTTTCATGTCCGAGAATTCTTTTAATAGCTTGGCCGATTTGTCGCATACCCATTGAATTTGTTCTTCAGTGTAAGTCATACTTTGTGTCCCCGCTTTCTTATTAAAAAATTTAATTAGATTGTAGTAAACTCTAGCCGGTATTTATTGAGCACTGGAGTTATCCAGCTATCTCTCTTGGTGTTACGCCGCAAGATAATCTTTAAACGAACCTTGCAATCAAAACTGGGGTAATTGAATTCCATTTTCTGTAAAGGACTGATGGGTTGATTGAAATAAATATACCTTCCATTAGTATAATACTGTATTTTATTACTATTTGCAACGAAGTTTTTATAGCTTTCCGCTGGGTTCTCTTTGTTCGTAACGCATTGAATAGCGCTTGTTTCTTGGTTTGTTTGGTTGAATACTTTATTTTCTGTGATATCGATTATTTTAAGATAACTAGAGGTCAGCTCCGGCGTTAGCCGACTATAAAATGGATAGCTGCTTAGCTCATAACACGCTGTCCCGTCCCCCATTATCTCTTCAAACGAGGTTGATGGAATAGGTTCATCGTTACTGATTAAGCTTAGTTCCTTAGAAGAATCAACAGGCTGATACGAAATTGTATAAACAGCAAAGTGGTCAATGTTTGAAATTTCAACAGCGATGACATTATTATCTTTGTCGTATCGCAAGATATAATCCGCATCTTCAGTCATAACAATGTCGTTTAAATATAACACCGGTCGTATCATGGTAACTTGCTGCTCACCTTTTATATTATAACTTATGACGTTTCCGCAAACAGCGGTATGTCTTAAATAACAATATGAATAATCGAGTTGGATTAACTCTTTATAAATATAATCTTTATTGTATGGACAAATTGGCTTCCAGTCCTGATAAGATGGATTCTTTTTTGTCGTCACGTAAAACTCTATATCAGTTGCAATGTATCCATCGGTTGTCGTAAAGTGTTCTTCTTCGGAATATAATTTAATCGTATCAATTGGGCCATCAACTTCGATTTCCTGTGAAACATAAATACCTGCTTTTTGAAACTCAACAAAGTTAGGAGCAATGTTATAAAAGCCATAATTATATTGATACTTAGTAACTGGCAAATACTTATTGCTGTTGTTAATTAATAAATCATTGATGTCCAACATCTTGTTTGTGTTCATTTTGTTATTGACATACTTCCAGACGGCATTGTCCGCAGCCCGGTCTAAATATAATGGTGCAAAAACAGAAGAGTTCTCCATTTTAGCATCATCTTCGCTATTATATGTTGCATTAAACCAAAGTTCATTTTTAAACATCTGGTTACATGAAATCATAAATGTCTTTTTTACACAATGCAGCTGATTAATTAAAATATATAACCGCTTACAGGTAACCTGAGGAAAATGAAAAGCATATTCTTGGCTAATGCTTTTGTTACTAAGCCAGTCATTGGTTTGATTGTCCGGGCAGACGACATCATAGGTATCGTCATCTTCGTCATCTGAAAGCGAATACCGGATAGCTATGATATCAATCGGAAAGTTTCCAAATGGCCGTAAAACCACTTCATTGATTTTAGCCAGGGCTTCGAAAGTTAAGCATATTTCACATAGCGCACCCCGGGGTAAGTCATAGAAAGACCGGTTTTCTTCTTTGATGCCATCGGCATTGCTGTATTTTTCGCCAACAATTTTCATTTCAGCATCGGACAAAATAGTCTCTGACCAGTAACTACTGGCCGAAGTATCAATGGCATTCTCTAACTTGGCTTCGGAATTATAGGCTTTAATAAAACCAGCGCCGTATTGTTTAGTCAGGCTTATCTTACCAAGCTGAACGCCTGACTTATAAACCATGACATTCTGCTGTCGGGTATATCCGAGTGTAAGATTTTCCTGTTCGGAATTAAAATTTGCATATGTCGCTAACGGCATTCGTTCGCCATACCGTTCTGTGTAATAAACCGGGTCAGGCTCTTGGTTATTTTGAGTCCGGAATCCTTCAACAAAACAATCCGGAGAGCCAGCCGTACCGATAACCGATTCATATTCGTCAAGTTTGTCGTTTAACGTAGCGATATTAGAGTACAATGTATTAACAATACTTTCGTTTAATTGTTGATGACTGTTAATTGTATTGTATAGCTCGTTCACATACCCAAACGTTGTAATGATATCTAAGTATATCTCGTAAGCTGTCTGGTTATAATCATCGGCGTTCGTCATATCTTCCTGATGACGAACCGTTGTGGCCAGCATTCTTAATTTTATTTTATTAAGTAAGTCTTCTTCGTATAACGTTCTTTCGTTTGAAGTCATATACCGGATATTCTCTAACTGGCCGATGACTTTTGTTATCATTTTTTCTTTTATTAAATCAAGAGAAGTTTCCAATTGTTATCCCTCATTTCCTAATACTTGATAATAAACCCGGGGGTTTATAAAGTAGTCGCTAAGCTTTTTGGCTTTATATTCTAATACATAATAATTATTGGAGGTAAGTCCTGTGGAAGCCCAATCTCCATTTTTATTAATAGAAATACTTACTTTTGTTTTGTCTTTTAAAGCTAAGTTCCAATTAAAATAACTCATGAAAGTTAAATCGCTAAAACGATACCGCTCTTCGGTTGGATTTCCTGTGTACCAATACATGCTCTCGCCTTGGATACGATACAAATTATCATCTAAGATAAGTGCTTTAACGAAATCATTTTTAGCGCTTGACTCTATTCTGGCAAAATTAGTATTATAACCTTTAAGTTTTTGTATTACTTCTGGTGTACATTTACAACATCCAATAACTAATTGATTTTGGTAAACCGCAAGATTACTGGCATAAAATTCTGGAATCTTATTAAAGAGACTTGCTTGTATAGTAATCACTCCGGCAGCAGTATAAGCACCTTGAATAACTGTATTAATGTTGTCTTTATCTAAAAAACTATACGGTAATGGCGTCGTGACAACTGTTCCATCTTCTAAATCATGTTTAAAATACATTTTGATTTTACTATTTGGAACAGTGTTAATTATGGCCGATGGAACATTATAAGATATCTCTTTTGTTTCTTTAATATTAGCATGACCCGCCGAGCCAGTTACGGTACTAAATGATTCTCCAATAACATAAACATCTCGATAACTTGAGCGCTCTTGAGAATGACAACCGTAACCATATTTTGCTTTTTTATCAACAAAACAAGCTAATTCTGGGTGGTCTTCAAAGTTAAGCTCAAAATCAGGTAATGTTGTTGGGTAAATGCTTTTTATACCATCAATAGTTTCAGATTGCCATATGTTTGGAGTGTTGTAGTTTACCCAAGCTTTAATATTGTTTTTAGTTCGTTTGACTAAAACAGTTACACCATTAGCCAAGCTTGACCAGCCACTTTGAGGCCCTATCATTTTATAGCAGTCTCCATTTGCGTTAGGTTCAGTTCCAAACGTAGCATAAGTGCCTACTGACCAGTTACATTTAAAATTTAATATAATAGATGCCGAAGTCCCATAGGCGCCAGGAAAGTTAAAACCTCCAGCTATTACAGCTAAAGATAACTCGTTTCCCGTCTCTTCATCGTAAGCAATAACGGTAGAAATTAAATCGTCATCAGAACTATTCGCAAAAAAAGTTACTCGATGGGTATAAGTTTCAAATTTATTTGCACTAACAAACATTGCATAGTTAGTTTGGTCATTGTAGCTATAGTAAAATGAATTATCTATATCGCTCCAAGTCCAAAGACCTACTCCCCAGTCGGCAGGCACTGTTTGCCCAGGAAGAAGGATTGCTGAATCACCAGGAAGAAGGGCCGCAGCAGAGTCTGTTGATTCACGTACTTTTATTTGCGCTCCTTCTGTGAATATTTCATAAAGCGTAGCTCCTTCTTCGCTTCCGGCTTCAATAATTTGACTATCCATAACCGGAATACATGAAATAATTCCGTCTGACAAAGGAATTTCACCATCAGTAATAACTCGATATGAAGATTTAAAAAAGTCTCTTAAGGTGTCTACGTTTGCTTGGGTCAGGCATTTAAGAATCGCCTGAAGAAGTTCGTTTTTATTTTTAGTTATACCAATATCAGCATACTCTTTGGCCTTAGGTAGCCAGTTTATATCGTTCGTCACCATGTCTTGAACAACTTCGACTAAATGTTTGACTTCAATTAATTGATTCTCAATTGTTTCAAGACCGCTTCTTAAAATAGACCCGGCCTCTCTTTGGCTGAATTCTAAATTTTCATAATATTTATTAATCGATTGTTCGAGATACTCTAAAAAGATTAAGTCTATTTCGATACGTTCACCAGTATATCGTAGCATGTTAATAACAGAGTGATTTACATGAACATCTATTTCAGCAGCGGACTCAGCTGGTTTTAAAAGTTCGGCCAGCCCATTGATATGACCGATTACGTGATTGTGATATATTGGCGTTCTAGCATTAGACAACCTCGGGTCATCACCTTCACAAATTGTATTGGCGACTATTCCGAATTCTTTATTAAAAGCTGTGTTTTTATTAAAGCGAGGCTGGCCACCAAAATCCTGGACGGATAAGATTAGATTACCGGTCTTTTTGTTAAGTGAAAAGATAAATCCATTTTCAAGTATGACAGATTGTTTAAATCGAGTCAGTGATTCCATGATTATTTCTTCGATTGATTCTTTCGTATAATTATTCTCAATGTCGAAATAGCGCTGGATGATTCTTAATAAATACTTCTCAATGTCCGACTTTTCTTTAGTGACAATACTATTGTCATGTTCTTTAAAATTCATACTATCACCTGCCCTATATCGCTATTTCTTCTTTTGAATATACGTTATATATAATAAAAGCCGATTGTATTTCAGGAGCAATGACCCCAGCCGCCGTTGTTAACTTAAAAATTATTTTATTGTTGGCAGAGACTGTGCTTACTTGAATCGCTCCATCCGTTCCATTATCTTTAAATGTAATGTACGGCAAAGGAGCATATACAGCCTGACCGCCGCTTTGATATTCGATTAAAGCTTCGATTTGGCAATTACTTAAATTCGTATTTCGAACCGTTAGCTCTGAAAGAATGTTTGAGCTAATATCTTTTTCACTTGTATATTCTTTTAAGCTGCCGCCAACATCTATAACTGAAGCAATTGAAAAACGCATTGACCCAGCTAGCGTATAAGTATCTTTTGCCATATCAATTATATCCTGAATCTTGTCTCGGGTCATAAGGGTTCCGATAATTTGCTGGATATAAGCGTTTTGTTCAGATATCTCTGTATCAGTATATTGATTCGCAAGTATTAAATACTCTTGGTTCTTTTGTAAGATGAAATCTCGAAGGTCATTAATCTGACCTTTAACGACAACTATTTCGGAATTGACTCCTGCTATCTTTGTGTCAATCGTATTTTTGTAGTCTGCTATTTCCGTTCGAATTTGTTGCACGATTAGATTGACTTTGTCTTCGAGTGTATCGATAAGTGTTAAATCAATAATTGATTTGTCGCCAGTATAAACAAGCATATCAAGAACGTCTTTATTACTATGTTCATGACTAAGTCCATTGATTCGTTCCATTTTCCCAAAGATAGTGCTAAGCTTTCCTTCGAGTCCGATAATGTTTTCGATTGTATGATTATGAGCAACTGGCATTCTTTCATCGAACAAGCGTGGGTCATTTCCTTCGCAAGCTGTATTCTGTTCATTTCCAAATGGAACATTGAAAGCAGACAGTTTAGGAGTAATCAAAGGCTCACCGTGTAAGTCTTCAAGTGTAATTGTAATTGCGCCAGTTCTTCGTTCTCCGCTTGGAAGGGTTATACTAAGAACGCCGATATCGTCATAAGAAAGCTCTTCTTTCATTCGTTCAATAGCTTTTTTAATAATATACTCACGAGATGTTACAGAGGCGACATTGTGATTAGTAAAATATTGTTCGACAAGATTTAGTAAATACTTCTCGACGGTATCTGTTGTTTTTATATACCTGCTGTCAGATAACTCTTCCATTCTCATATAGTTCCATCTCCTTCCGATTTAAGTTGGGTAATTTCAGCATCAAGTTCATCATAGACTGGGCATTGTTTGCAATTTCTTATAACCTGAACATTTTCCAATCTTTCTGTTCCGATATCTGTTGATTGTTGAACTTTTTGTAGCACATTTTCTGTTTCGCCTAAACTGTTAAGATAATCGCCATAATATAATTTATTTATCTGGTTAACCTCAACCCCTTCATAATCTGGCCAGTTGGTCTTAACAAATGCAAGGCGTCCGTCATTTCCGGCAAAGTCATAAGTAAGGTCAACCGTATTAAGCGGCTGAAGAACTTTAACAACTTTGTCTTCTTGTGCTCTGTCTCTGATGATTATTGTTAGCCCATCATCGGAGCCTATTTCTATGCTAGGGGAACCGGGCTAAGTCTGGGTTGGTCATCCCGTAGTTTAATTCAACTTGCTTATCCCAGTATAAAAGAGCATACCCATTAACGTAAGGCTTTTCTCCAAGAGCATTTGCTGTTAATTCAGTTACGACCTTAAATCCATAAGCAATGTTTTCGCTTAAATGCAATGGCAGCTTTAACGCATTTGGCACAATTGGCCAGCGTTCTCCGGTATGAGTTTCTAAAAAGTATTTGATATCTGCTCCGATAGGAGTGTAGTCATTTGTAATCAAAAAGAAGTCATTGGTTTCGATTTCGACACCATGTACACTAAATATCTCTGTACTGATGGCAGTTCCTTTAGTCGATTTACTGTCAATGGTTACTAATGATTTTTCAAAGTCGATGACGACAGCATTAGACTCTGCGACATTTAGATATTCTCCGGTTTTATAATAATCAATAAACATTGCATTTGTATATAAATTATTATTAAAAATCGTATAGACCCGTTCTTCAAAAGCGGTATCTTTAACCTGATTTGTATCTTGTTGCTGGGTATTGATATCGGTTTGTAGTTGATTAACTGTTTCTGCATTAACTCTTTCACTTGATTCGTTTACGTGTCTCTTGTATTGAGTATATTGCCGTTTGCTATCGTACTCATTAAGTGCCATGTCTTTTCTCCTTTTTTATACTATAACGCTATGTGTTCCATAAGAATAGCTTTCTGTAAAGATTGGCTTAATTGTTATCTCGCAATCTTTTTCTAACATATAGCTTCTTATGATTAGGTCTTGGTAATAATCCATTGTAATTTTGTCATTGATGCTATAGTCTTTTGCTACCGTATCCAATGTAATAAGTTTACTAAGCCGATTGTATTTGTAACACATTGAACTCAAGATAAAGTCATTCATGAATAATCTAAACTGATGGTCTCTGTCCAGATAAGCATCGTCCGGAAGACTCCATGTTGCGTTCTCATTATAAGGCAATTCAACATTTTTAATATATGCATCCGGTACGTCTGGATTTTTAACAACTTCCAGTAATTCAGTCCGGATTCCGGAATCATAAGTATCGTCTTTGAACTGGGCATAGATTTCATAACCGGTAACATTTTTAGCCTTGAGTCTTTTAAATGTTATAGTTTTCTTTAATAGGGCTGGTATAACATAATCCATTACGTACCTCCGTATCTTATGTCGTAACTACAAAATGAGCTGGGGCAGATGTATTTTTATAAATATCAATTAGATAAACCGTAAAAGAATAAACATGATTCGGTAATGCTTCGATTTGCATTTTAATAAAATCTTGTACCGATGATTCAGAGAAAACTCCGATTGGCTCTTCTAACGGAATGCTGTATTTATTTAATCCAAGACTGCGATGCTCTATATTATTATAATATACTCCGTCTTTGCGAATAATTTGATATTTGTCAACTGCTTCATGTTCGGATTCGATTAATGGAATAATATCTTCGGGGTGTTCTGCGTCTGTTTTTCTTAAGATAAGCATTTTTTCAATACTCACCGGCAGCTCGCTTTGGAAAGTTGGTTCACTGAAAGAACTGTATTCCAGGTTATAAACATTTTGGACTTTGTAAGATTTAAGTTTGCGATAATTGTATGGTTTATTGTTATATTGCCAAGGGTTTGGTAATTCAATAAACATATAGTTGCCAGCCAGAACAGATTTAATCGAATATTTAACATCCGTTCCAGCAAAAGCATGAACGGTATTAACAAAGGGATTGCCGTATTGTTCCATTGCTGCCGGGTCGCTAATGTCTCCTAATGTAATATTTTTATCCCAGGGAACAGAACCTACATAAGCCCAGACATCTTCTGGTTTATTTTGAAAGTCAACACATGAATATAAATGCCGGGTTCCTTCTTTTTCGTATGGACTATTGACCATGACACCATTTACTTTTGACAAGTGAGTAATCGTATTATTTGCTGGGTTAACCCCGATAACAGAATAATAAAGCATTGTGCCGCTGTATTTGCTTGGTAGTGGATTGATAATCAATTTGTTAACATAAGTATAATCATTGATTTTAACAACATCGATACTTGTTTCGTATTCAGTTACTGGAATAATACTTGGCCCGGGCCCGAGATACTCAACGCCAGCCTGTGGTGTATCCGGGGTAGCATCCGAGACTTGATAACAATCAACTCCATTAACATCAACAACTGTTGCGGTTGCTTCATTGATTACAATAACCGGACTTAATTCTTTTATCTTTGCGATGGTGTTTATATCTTCAGCCGATTTAGACCGATAGATATATAAATTATACAGAGCGGAAACTTTCGGAATAGACATCTGTACATAGCTCATTAAAAAACCGCCTTTCTATTTAAAAGGCCGGATTCTCTCCGGCCTGTTTAATTTAAGTTCTTATTAGATTATATTATTAAACCAAGATACATTCAAGTAATATCTCTGGCGTCTCATTGCTTACATTTGTGTATGAGTTTTCGACAATGAGGTTGTATTGTGGCATATCTTTTTTGCTATAACTGTCGACGTATTCGATAATAGGATAGACACCAAGGCCAATCCATCGTTTTACTTTGGCTTCAATATCGCCTTGCGTAAATCGTCCACCGAATTCTTGCAGCAGGCTATTATCAAGTCGGATAATAACAACACCGTTTTCTTGATAAGGTTCACCATCATAGTAGCCAATATCTAAGTAATAATCAGACTCTGGTTCCAACTCTTTTCGAAGCGAATCTTTCATTGAATCCAAAACACCTCCCCCTCTGGTTCGGGAGTCAATCAGAATCGTAGATTGCAACGATGTGTTCTGTCTGATATAAACACTACCGATATAGATATCCAGGTCAGACTCCGGGATGGCGCTATCGATTTGATGATAAAGTGTTTTATTATTTTGTAAAGTAATTGTTCCGATATCTTCGTCAGTTTCGGCATCATAAATCAGGCTATCATTGTCAGCAGCTACTTCATAGACAACCGTGGGCCGCATAAAGAAATAAATAACTTTGTTAAATAAATTCTTTGAAGCCTTTGTTTCTGAAGGCGTATAGTTCAAGTCTGAATAAGTATGGTATTTATTGGGATTTAAATCGATTCTGGCAAAGTCGCTGTTGTTTCGCCAATAACCTCGATAGTTAAAATTTTCTTCGATGTAAGTATAATCACAAACGATTTTGTCATTTTCACTAATTGTTTCTTCGGTAAGAATAATACCATCTGAGAATGAAATATTTTGAATCGTAAGCTCGAATAACTCTGCGTCGATTTGCTTAAATAGCTTAATCGTCTTTAACACACCGAGTTCATACTCTGTATGCAATGGAAAACATTTTGTTTTTACCATATGTGAATTCAGAATTGTAACTTTTTCTTTTGTAATATCGATATATGGTGCACCATATATTGCTGAAAAATGTTGCTCATCATATTCTGGCATGGTATAACAAATCTTTACATGAGCGCCGTATTGGTCAAGCACCTGACTGTAATGGCCGAATTGAATCATTGGATACCATGAATCGACTAATGCTTCTTCTCTCGGAGCTTGTACTTTGATAAATCGAGTATCCATGCATTTTACTTTAAAGCCAGGATAGATATAGCCATTTTCGATAATATACGGACTATCTAACGAAAGCTTTTTGGTATAAGTCCCCAGTTCTTCGTTCCAGAAACCAGTCTCAATTGTCGTCTCGGCTGTGATATATCCGCCGCCATCTGGATTACAATTTACATTAATCCCACCTCTTGTTCCGGAAGCAATTTCTGTAATTGTAGCAGAAAAGACAAAGCCGGTATCTTTAGATGTTATGACTGTTTCAACTCGACTGGCCGCTTGGTCATATAGGACTAAATCAAGTGGCGAAAGCTGAACACCATCAGAGTAGGGAGATACTATCATAGCTCGTCCATCGAACTTATTATATTCAGCAGGAACGACGTAATCTCGATTTAAAATACTAACGGTTCGAGGAGATGTGGTTATTTTCTTTCCGTCGCTTTTTCGTTCAGCGGTAATAGTATACGTAAACGTAACATATCTTCTAGTGTCTTTGATTCGTCTCGGTGTTAGTAATTTTATTTTATTAACCCGGGCCCGGACATCGACTGGTTCAATAACGAAATCTTTGTTTTTTATCATGAACGGACAGCAGTAAATATCCTCAGTCACACCACTGCTTAATGCAACGTTTTCGTCATCAGAATCATTAAATGCATTGTAGACTACTTTAAATGTATCGGTCGAACTAGATATGAACGATGTGTATAGCTCGGCATTGTATCGTTTTGGAACTTGCCGAGACACTAATTGAAAGTCATCAGTGGTCTCTTGAATCGTTTCGTATTCTGCGACGACAAGTTTCATATTATGAACATATCCTTTAGGGATATCTTTTAATCCGGAAGTAAATATCTTAACCGCATCACCTTCATAGAAGCCATTTTCATCCGGCCCTCGATAGTCATAAATGGGTTTCTTAAGTTGATACCTATAAAAACAACCTTTATTTTCTTTAAAGACATCGGTTAAGTAAATATGGTCAGACTCAACTCGATAGAAATTCTTTGTTGAGATTTCGCCATTTTGGTCAGTAACATCGACAGGTCGTCTTAAATAGCCATTATCATCAGAGAACATGAGTATCTCATTGTCACCCTCTGGATTAACGTTACCGACACCATTGCCTTTTGTAACAGCTCCTCGATAATAAGCTACACCATCATAGTCATACCAGACTTTTCTGGCAATTCCAACATATTCACAAGTTGCTTTATATTCGGCAGCAATTTCTTTAATCGTTGTAACGGTCTTTTTAAGTAGCCCAGCATAATTAACGGTCACGTTGTACTCATAACTTCCTCCGTCGCTTACGCCGCCTTCAGCGGTCTGATAACGATAAGTTGCCTCAAACCATTTATTTGACCCAGCGGCTACTTCGCCTTTCATTTTAAATGATGTCATAATAATTGCTACGTCGCCATTGCTGGCCATTGCATCTGCAATTTTAGTAAAAGCGAATGAGCCTGTGCCAGTTTCATATCGAGCGGCGGCCATTGTAAGAAAGTCATTGATTTCTGTATAATCATAAGTGTCTGTTGTTTCGTCATAAACAGCTTCGTATTTGACTTTCATTATGGCAAGCGCTTCTGCCGAAGTCATGTCTGGTTTAGCATCTGTAATATTAGAAGCAACGCCATTTATTTCTCCAGCAATAGATTCGCTTGCATCAGCAGAGGCTCCGACATAGATTGGCTCGAATTCTAGGTTAGTAAATTGCAATGTACCAATAGCTTCATCAAAAGGATTAGCAGTTGCGTTAATGAAATTTTGAACTGTCGTATTTCCTTCAGTAGCGATTTCTTTTAAAAAGTCAATTGTAATCATGTTTGGCCACATGGTACTTGCGTCTGCTGTTGGTTCTTTTGTCCATGCATCAATTTTATCTGGCTTAATATAATTGCCAAATATTTGACGATAATTTAATTCATAGTCAAAGACTTCTCGGTCAATGACTTCAGTCGTGGAAACATCTTTTGTTTTTGTTACTTCGTAAGTAACTACGTCGAGAAATAGATTACCCGAGTACCCGGCTTCGTCACTATATTCAATCATTTTAATGACTTCTGATTTTTCAATAACAATCATTTCTTTTATTCGGGTGACGTTTTTAATTAAGATATGAGCTTCTGGATACCAGTTGACATACATACGTCCTAATCGCCCCTGATAACCTTCCTCGTCTTCGTAAAGAACAGACCCGGGAAATAAGTTGTCGTCGTCACTTGATTGATTAAACAAGTATCGATAAGCTTCTTCGACACGATGGTCGATGGTATTTCTTGGAGCTTCTGCGGTTAATACTTTCTCTGCGTCAGTCGCTGTTGGGTTATAATAATAAGCTAAATTAACAGCGTTAGGAGGGACGAAGCGTCCTATCCGAAGGACTGGTTCCTTCGGATAGTTTGTAACGCTGTCTTTGAATGGCCTTGTTGCTTTAAACATCTTTCTTCCTCCTACTCATTTATGATAGTAATGCTTTGTTCAATTGTTGTGTTATCGTCTTTTAGGGTTCGAGCTGTCAACTTATCAGAGCATTTCATGTAAGCAGATTCGTATACGATATGGATAACGCCATTCATGTCAGTAGTATATGAATCACAGTTTAATATGCCGAAACTACAGTCTACAGCAATATCTTTTGCAATAACTGGATTACCTTGGATGTCCAATACTTCGATAACAATATCAACTTTATCAAATCCGCCAGCTTTTAATATCATTGGGTTGCAATGAATATTAATATCATATGGTTCGTTGTGTTCGTCAGTTAGATAAATAAAGCCTTTGTAGTCAGTTCGATAGATTGGATTAAGACTTAATTCTTTGGCAACGAACTTATTATTTTTCTTACCAGTTTCGAAATAAACTTTAACTTTATTCGGAACTGGTACACCTTGTCCCGTATGTAAGTAAATCGTTGTAATGTTATTAATTCTGTCAATCATTGGAATAAAGCAATACAACATCTCGTAAGATATTTTTATAGTATGACCTATTTCGATTGAATCATTGAAAATTAATAAGTGATTTACGACTCGGTAATCGTCGATATCTAATAAGATATCCCCATCGTAAACCTCAAAGGTGTCTGGGTCATATCGATTTTCTTTAAGCTCGATATACTTTGTTACCTCTGTCACAGTATATTCTTCGATTAAAGTAAATGAATCTGTATCGTGTAATTCTATAAACGAATTGCCATTTACGTCTTCAACTGTAATGGGACAATATTGCTGCGGCGTTCCAGCGATAACAACGATGTCATTATCTTCTCCATCTTTTTCTGTAAAGATATAAGGCGTGTTCTTAGTGATAATATCAAAATCGATGTCAGAGACCGCCTTAATTGGAGTATTTAAATAAGCCGTTGGATATGGATTTAATAAGTTCTGGTCAAACTCAAGTCGAATATCGGCTGTTGTACATTGAATCGTAATCGCTTCGATTTCTTCTTTCGTAAAACCTCTTTCGGTTACGTCTGCCCCAATAACGTCGATGACTCGGTCAAATATCGTATGTGTTATTCCGTCTCTGGGAATACTGAACGCTTCGGTATTAATAAAATTAGTTACGATATCGGCTGGAGCATAAGTCCCGGTCATTGTAACACCAGTAATATAAGGCAATATTTCATGTGTTTCAAGAGTTTCGATTCGTTTGTGTAACCAGTAAAGCTTTTCGTCTTGAGGAACGACTATTTTATATCGAAAATATCTGCTAGTAAAAGCTGTTTCTTTCAGTGTTGATATATTTGACCAGACAATGTTTTCAAGCAATAATTTATCTGGATGGTCTGATGTATAAGCAATAAAAATCTGACACCGGTCTTTATAATAAGAATCAAAAATATCAAGCTTGAACGAAGTTTGACAACCATAGTCAATGACTCGTGATACATAGACACCGCCAGCTTTATCCGGCCCAGTCGTCATATGGTCAGTAATGGTTACGATATTAACTGTGTTAGCTGGATTCATGTCATCTTTCCAGTCAAGATAGCAGCACATATAATCTTCGATATTAATTTTAAAGTTCTGTACAGAGGCTTGTAAAGTAAATCGAACTTGATAACCACAACTTAATGGAACAGTTGGAACAGTGTCGTTATTAAAGATTTCCCAATCGCTCCATTTACCAAGTTCTAAATTGTAACTTCGAACTTCCATTGGTAGAAATTCTGATTCATCATCGAAAGTATAATTGACTTTAAGCGTCCCAGCTTCGGTTAATATGTTTGGGAATAATATAATCGGCGAGTAATAAACACTGGGTAAATATTCTCGATAGAATTCACCGTCAATGATTGGTTTAAGCGTTACTCCTTTATCGTCTACCCATTGGAATAAGTCTTCGTCTTGTAAAAGCTCGGAGCGGGTATCTTTTGTGATTGAGTATTGCTCAACTGGTTTTGCCAAATGCCGAAGCTTGACATCAAGTGATAGATAACCGTTGATTGTCTTAAAGTTTTTTTCTTCTACGGTATCAAAATTAGCTACTACATCAAATTCACTATAGGCAAAATACTCATGTTGGTTTAAATAATAATAACCATTGTGAATACGAGGAGCCCATTGTGATGTCGCATTGATGACACCTTTGAAAGATACACCAATTGAAGCTTCGCCGTTTTCGTCAAAGGTAATTTGAGTCGGATATCTCATTACAATAACATCAGAGTTGTCTGTTCCTACTTTAAGATAATAGTCTAAGTAAGTATAAACAGTTTCTGGTTTTTCTATTGCATAAATAACCTCGGTTGTCTTTTGATTAAAAATTTCTTGATTTTGTTTATTAATCGTACAGATGACATCGTAATATTCGATATCTTTGTAAGTCAAGCTATCACATCTAAACGTGATATAGTCACCATTGGTAATTGTAATACCATCTTTACTATTCCACGGATGCTCCCATTTATATGAGATTAAGGCGTCTTTTGGGTGAGACTCGGTAATCATAGCATAAATTCGAATAGTGTCTTTGTGAACTGTTGTTGGAATATTAAACTGAGGTGTATCAACGATTAAGTCTTTCTTGCCATCTTGATTATCGATTCGGTATCGGCCATTAACTAACCCATAAAAAGTATCCATGCCTTTACCGGGCAATTCGTCATAATAGTCTTGTGTTTTTAACATCGGCTTAGCTTGAAACCATAGATAGCTATCAATGTATTTTCCATTTTCTTGGCCAATGCCGTCCCGCCATTCCATCATACTCCATGAGTTCATGTTTTCAATAAATGCCATGTATGGCGTTGATTCGGTTGCGATTGGGCTATCTCCGAATAACTCAACGTAATTACTATAATTGGTAATCCAGACGTTTTTGGCATAATAAACATGCAATAAGACAATGCATAAATGATTGTTTTGTGGATTTGCTTTTGGAAGTATTTCATAATATGGTGTTTTTGCATCCGGGTCTTCTAAGTTAAATCGATAATTTAATATCGGCGACTCCCAATGAACGTCAATATGAGCAACTAAATTATTCGTTAAATCATTGATATAAAGGGTGTCGCCACGTTTAACAAGATTTGGATATCCAGTTAGATAAATATCTTCATCGATTTCTAAGATAGTAACAACTGAGTCAATTTCGGACTGACTGCCGCTGTAGTTAATGTTTTCATTTTTGCGGTTATATAACTGGTCACTGTAGTCACCTCCAGCATCAATTAAGATTTCACTTGGCCGATTATAAGCATTAAGTTCAACAGAAACATAACGAGTACCATCATAAATAATGCCATCAGTGTAGCCATCAATATAGACATAATTACCTTGAGAAACCAAATAACAATCATCTCCGAAAGTTGTAGTTGTTCCGGCTTTATCAACATCAGTATAAACATTAACCGTTCCAGTCATACCATCTTCAAGGTCTGAGGTATTAAAAGTAGCACTGGTCATAACATCTTCATCAGCGTATGCATAAGTGTCTTTAACATGTAAGCCTTTAATTATATAACTACCATCAGTTGTTCCGACTGGTAAATTATATCCAGCTCCCCATTCTGGAGTTAACTTAGCTGCGTCTAGTAATAAATCATAAACTGACCTAGTGCTTATTTTTTGAATTCGAGGTCGAATAAAGCCAGTTTTGTCCATTGTAGCTCGTTTTTCTTTTGAGTTATAAAAAATAGGTGTTTTTGTTTTATTAAATTCGAATGGGCCAAGTAAAGCTGACTCAATATTAACAGCTTTGACGGAGTCAATGCTAGAGTTAATATTAATTCGCTCTGTTCTTGTTGTAAAGCCTTTGAAAACATCTGGTAATTGTGTTTGATGCATAATATTTTGAACAATCTTTTCAAACATTGTGGTTAATGAATTTAAGTCAGTCCAAAAATATCGACCGTCAAATTTAGTACCGCTAGGCCCAACGTCGGGGTTACCGTCAACACCAACTAATGTATGAGCAGCTGAAATAAAACCTGCCGAGTAGTGTTCGTTGTACCAGTTATCATGGTAGTCGTTATAATGCCATACTCCACCTGAATTATATGCGCCGTTTTGATAAACAATACATGCAGTCATATCGCATCGAGCTTTAAGAACGCCTGCTACCCATCGAATACTTCCTCGCCCGCTTCCCAATACGCCATCATATGGTTCGTTTCCTCGGTATAGAACTGTCTCTTGGTCACTACTATTATTAAGAAGGTCTCCTCCGTATTGGCTATGTCCAATTGTATTTGGAAATCCATCAGAGAAAAATAAAGTTATATGTTTTCTTTCGCTGTCTTCGTTTTTACTTGCTAATATAATATTACAGGCCTCTTCAAGTCCTCCATACCAAGAGGTGTTTCCATCGGTTAAATCATATCCATTAAAAGAACTAAAGGCCTCTTCTCTTCCTGGATTATCATTATCAACCCAATCTTTTGCTCCGCCAGCGCTAGTCCAGCCAGATACGCCTCGAATAGCTGTTCCTGTTGAAGCGTGATTATGCGTTCCCGCTGTAAAAACAATTAAGTTATATTCTACAGTTGGTTCTGTACCTGTATTAATTCCAACCTGAACCTTTTTAGCTTCTATATCGTCAATACAATTTACAACACCTTGTCGAATTGCGTTACGATATGCATCACTAGAACCGCCGCCCAAATGATAAATTGACCATGTTGCGTCAAGAACAAATACAACTCGTATTTTACCACCAATAAAATCAGTTACAAGCTCTCCTGGCTCCCAGACTTCTTCAAGAATTTCAATATCGACAAAATTTGTTTCTGGTTCTTCTTTTCGAAGTAAAATCGTAGCATAAAGTTTAGCATAAACTAAAACTGGCATAGACGCATACATGTATTGTTGAATCGATACCCATTCTCGGGGATATACATCGATGTCAAACGTAACTTCGCCTTCTTGTTCTTCGATTGTTTCTTGAGCCTCTAAACAGATTTTATAATAAAAACCGACTTGGTCATAACGCTTCTCTCGTTGGATGCGTCTACCAGTTAGTTCAAAATAAGCTTTAAACTTTTGGTAAAAGTCTGCATCCATTTGCTTATAGACTTTTAAATCGGTAAAATCCCCAACACCGGAATGAAAGGCTTCGAGGTTTTCTTGAATCAATTCTCGCTCATTATCATCTGTTGTAAAGTCATAATTCTTAGGAATAGTATATTGCTCTAACGATTGTGATATTTGAGCGGTCTCTGTCGTTATGGTCACGCTGGGCGACGGTGACGACGTTTGTTCATCAGTATAATTAATCAATCTTCGTGTGTAGGCGGTATTTGGGTCCAAACCGGTCTCTGTATATGAAACAGCCCCAATAGGGAGCTGAGCAATGATTTTATCACTGCTCGCTGCACTATTAGGGTCGATTGCTTCGGTTACAAGATAATGAGCAAACCCTTCGTCATTTGGCCATGACCAGATAATTGTATTACTATCGTAGGCCACACCAGTCAGACTAGGGACTTTTAATGCATCATATTTCGGGAGAACATAACATTTGATAATGGGTTTAAGTGATAACGAATTATCTTCACCCGCTGATTCGAAAAACACTTCTGTACGCTCAGTAAGAGCAACAATTTCAAATTCATCAATCTCAATCGAGGATTTTGTAATTCCCATTGCGGTACAGTAAGCGCTGACTTCAGCATCAAACATATCAAGTACATACACGCCTTCGGATAAGATATGATAATTATTATACAACAAAGCGCCGGTAGCGCTTAAATCTGTTTCAAACACCTTACTGAATTTACTTGTTCCATTGTTGGTAAGGTTGGCAATGGTCAAGACAATATTGTATTGAATTATCATGTATATCCCTCTCTTAACTTATTGCGTACAGGCCACCCTTTGTAATGTACATTCCATTTTGGAGTTTATAAAACTCGCCATAGATTTTGCTTTTGTATTCACTGATAATCTCAAATGCTACACCAACTGGCATCGTTCCTTTGATGTATTCTGAACTTAGATTGGGGCTGCTCCTGAACACCGTTGGAACTTTTGCAATGATTACTGGATTTTTTTCAATCGTCTCTTTAGGTGCTATTTCTTCAGGCGCTGTTTCAGGCATTGCCGCCAGCATCACTTCTGGTTCCGGGATTATTTCAATCACCTTTAAATCCTCATACGTTTCTTTTTTGCCATCGTTTCTTTCAATTGGTCGCTTAGCCATTTTCTTCCTCCTTATAAAAATATTTTATACTTGCTTTAAGTGTTGTATTGTTAATGCACAAGACCTCCCAGTCTGTATCATGTTGATTTGATAGTCCTTTTCCTCTTGGAGCTGTTACAATGTACAGACCGTATAAAGCTAATTCGTTTACTTTTGCTAAGAATATATCCCATGAAATAAAAAGAATATCCTGTGTTGTCATGGCTAACTTAAACGTATCTGTGTAATCTGTCTCTTGTTTTGTTATATCGTCAATATATAATACCTTAAAATCTAAATTGATGTATTGTTTTGAGACGATACCCAAGACAGGAAACCATTGTTTTACTTTTTTGAGTTCGTAATTATAAGTTGCTGTAAACCAGTTCCAACCTTCTTTTGTTACCTCGTATGAAGAGATTGTACATTCTTTATGAGTAATACGTATTTTGTCAGGCTCTTCGGGATAAGTTAAATAAATAGCTAGATTTTCTGGGCTGTAAGAACTACCGACTTCTATTTTATCACCTTCATACCAAACATTCAATTGCAAAAAGGTAGTTGTTTCATAAAGAACAGTAATTGTTGATATGCATCCGTTATATCCGATTGTTATAATTCCATTGTTTGATTCAGTAATAATAGGAATATCGACAAAGTACCATCGGTCTTCGGTTAATTCAACTTCTTCTTGTTTATCAAGCTCTGTTAAATATGTTCCGGTAACCGATACTTCGCTGGGTAATATTCTATCACCGATGATTTTCTTGTAAGATGTATAATAAGACTGGATAAATAATAATTTGGGGATACCGATAACTGTAAATTCAGCTATCCAGATAACCCCAAGAGATAGGTCATTATAGGTAACCGTTCTTATGTTGTCACCAACGATATCAATATCGAATCGATTAATAACACAACCATCAATTCCATCTACTATTTTTGAACCGTCACTCATATGAGCAATAATAGTTAACTCCATATAGTCAAAATTGTCTGTTATGGGAACAGGCTGGCCGGAATAAATAGCGCTGAACCCTATTATGATTGGCTGAAATGTTATTTGGTAATTAATACCAAGTTCTTGTCTTATCATCCCTTTGCTGCTGTCATAAACATCATGAGCATAAGAACCGTAAAGACTAATAACACAAGGCATCGTAATTGTTAATATAATTAATCCACTGGCATCGCTGTCAAGTTTTGTCAGTGCTCCCAAATTAGGCATGGTTCCGTCATACGTAAGGCCGTATTCAATGAAAAACTTATCGCCTTTACATTTATTTCCTTTATCGTCAAAAGCTTTAAAAACAGCAATAAAGGCATCTGATTCTTGGTTCCATTTATCAAAAGGAGGCGTGATTTCTATCGACAAGGGTTACACCCCCTTGCGTTTATAATTTCTAAAACCTTTGATTGAACCATCATACAGATGTGGAATAAGCCCCAGCCCAGAAACATTGGCTTCGTTTTGATTCCAGAAATGCTCATTCCAGTGAAAACTATCCCAAAAGATTGGCGACTCTGAATTTAAAATATCAATGTATTGTTTAAGCTTTGTCTTGGGCTTTTTCTCAACAGTAAACAATTCGTTATATAACTTAATGTCATCTTGATTAAATAACTGATGCATTTCAAGACCATAGACATAACTGACCGGGCTGCCGGGAGCAATTGTCGCATCTGCTTTTATCATAACTGTTCCGGTTGCTGTCAGAAATATCTTAGACTTATCGACATATTTGTCATTAACGGTAATCGAGTTTAAAACAATCATAGCATCTTCAAGTTCAATATCTTTACTTGGGTCTGACCATGTTAGAATTCTTCGAATGGCCAGCTCTCTACCGATACCATTTACAAGCCCATTAAGGCTTGCTCCTGCTTTGTTCGTAAAGACATCGAGGATTCTTTTCTTATATTCGATATTCGGTTCTTGTGGCAGTCTAGGACATGAAACCAGCGCACCCAGTTCATCAAAAAAATTCCACACTTGATGGGGAATTAATGCTCTGGTGTATTGGCTGTCGTCATTAAAAGTTAGTCTTATCTTGCCGTTAGAATTAATTGCGTCAGCATTGAAACGTTGCCGGACATAAATAATATTTCTTTCTTCGTCTACGAGATAAGAATCAAACGAATGCAATGTTTTATCTTGGATGCCATTTTGGTCAATGCCAAAAAACTCTTTAATATCTTTTGCTCGAATTAAGTTAGTATTATTTGCATAGACAAATTTTAAGTTCGCTGTTTTTAGTGGCATGGGGACAATTGTTTTATAGCAAAAATCGACTTGAGTAATATCCGCTGTTTCGATATAGCATTGTTGATATGCATAATCAATGACATAGCGAGCATCATCAAGTTCTAAGCCGCAAACATTTAAGAATCGAGCACCAATACTATTGGATGAATCTTTTCGGATTTTAAACCAATGGGGTAATGCGTTTAAAATTGCATTCGTGTATTTTGCAAATGTCAAATCAGCCATTGAATCCTCCTTTCTGCGTTATACAATAACGACATTGTCAGCTTCTTTTGAGACAATAAAACGTTCAAACCAACGACACGACTGATTAACATATAAAGCTTTCTCTCCGTTGATATAAAAAGTCATGTTGCTTTCTTGAATGATATGACTTGAAACATTCATGATAACTTGTGTTATTTTATCTAAAACAATTCCTTCGCCAATTGATAGGCTTGATAAATATTTTACTAAAGCCAGTTGTACATTGTATCGAATCTCTTGTTTTTCAGTATCAGATAAGGCGTCCTGAATAAAAATACGATGCTTAATCGAGACATAAGTAAGAGTCGGCGTTACAACGTTATAGCGAACACCGTAACCATGTACGTCTAATAGTCTTCCATAGACCTTTGCCAAGATATCACTTTTGGTAACATCTTCATCAGTAAGAACAATAACCGTAAAAGAGCCAGCTCCCATTGAATAAGGTTTAAGAACAATGTCTTGAACTTTATCCACAGTTAACGCCGTTAGGCGGATGGCGGTTTCGTTGGATGTCGCTAAGGTTGCACATTGATTAGTTACCCGAAATCGATAGTTATCATTGGATTCATTAGGAAGTCTTTTGCAGCGAACAAGGACTCCGATTGCATCCAATCCATCGTCTTTTGCCGTTGTAACAAAAGCTCGAAGGTGATTTACGGTAAGCGTATTGTATAAGTTAGCAATGTTTTCATTAACGATATTCATGAATAACTTAGCAATTGCCCCAGGAGCTGTTGAAAAACCTACAGCTTGTAAATCTGCTGTTGATTCTTGAATTAACTCTTCAAGTGTTTTTGTATTTAAAACATTCATAGGTATACCTCCTTTTTATTATATTTTAAAATTTAGTTCTTTCAGTAATATATATAATGATTTTAATCTATTTGATTTTTCTAGCGCAATTTCTTCTGGAGTTAAAGAAAAAATGGTTGACATAACGAAATCAGTATTGCTTATAGTGCTTCCATTTATTAATCCACCCATAAGATAGATGTCATCGTCTATTAGTGTTGCTGTATGATAATGTACGGCATACGGCATTGCTGTCATGATATCCCATGTATTATTTAAAGTGTCGTATTTATAATTTTTATTAATACTTGTAGTGCCGATTGACGTTCCTCCCATTAAAAAAATATCGGTTCCTATGACAATTGCCTTATGTCTAGCCACATTGTACGGGACTGGCTCTAGTTGTGACCAAGTATTTGTCAAAGTATTATATTTGTAATTTTTATTAATTTGAGTTGTTCCTGTTGTTATCCCTCCCATAAGATAAATATCTGTACCGACTTTTGTTGCAGTATGTGCATAAACATTATATGGTAAGTTTGACGGATATTTTAATATGTCAAACCTTATTACTTCACTCACTTTTAGTCCTCCTTTTGCTTTTTAAATTATTATCTTCTTGGTTCCCAGCCGTATCGGACAAAGACACCTTTAACTAAATCTAATTCAGCAATAATCTCGTAAGAGTAAGTATCTTCGCTTTCTTGCTGAACTATCTTTAAGTAAATATTGTAAGTAATTTTTGTATTATCGATAATGGTAGCTTTGATAAAAATATCCTCTTTGGCCCAGACATTGTCAAAAGTAATTGCCTCAATTATTTTAAGTTTACCGTAATCAACGATTTCTTTTGTGCATGGTCGGCCAATGATTTCTTCAAGGTCTGCGCCTATCTTATCAATGTACCATGTTCTTGAAATAGACTTAACTCGGTTATAAGCTAGCTGTATTCTTAAATCATCGTTTGTTTGTTTTTTGATATCATGGGTTAATTCATCAATCGTAATTTCCCCTTCCGGACTAAATCCGAAATCAAATCCATCTATCATGATTATATCACTCCTTTGTGTTTGTTTCATCATCAAAGTTAATTACTTTATTATTAACTTTGACTGTGCCATGTATATTAACGGACTTGTCTTTTGGTGAAATTCGAATTCCTAAATTACCGTCAACAAAGATATCGATATCCCCGTTTTCTTTTAACTTAATCGTAGACTTTGTATCAAGATGCGTGATGCCTTGGTCTCTGGGGCTGTATTTGTCAAGAGACCGAACCGCATCATTTGCTTTTTGAAAGGAGTCGATATTTGTATAGTCCCCTAAGTCTGTCTGATATTTATTGACATTCTCATTATCTTTTTCAATCCATGATTCAATCATTGGGGTAATTTCTTCTGGCTCTTTGACTTCTAAGATAGTGTTGTCGACCAAGAAAGCCCCCTGTCCACTGGTTGTTTTTGTATTGTAGTTATTTGACATGACTCCAGTAATAATCGGATTGTGGACGTTATTTTTGATAAAAGAAATGTTACAGAGCTGGCCTGAATAAAGACCAGACCCTGTAACACCTCCCATAGTATTGGATACATGAACATTTTTTCTTAGGAGATAACCTTCGCCATTAGGATTCATAAAACGAATGGTTGCAGTGTTCGATATAATATCATATTCAAGAATAGTGGCCGTGGTGTCGCCGAATTGTTGTAAATTATTCTCTCTTATTTCTTTTTTTAAAGCATTTTTTATAATACTCATTTCTATTCTCCTGACTATCTTTTCTGCATTTTATCAACCAACCGT